AGACTTTTGGATCTTATAATTCGGCTTATTACACACCTTACACTGTAAAAGAATATTTAAGTTCAGCAGGAACTGTAACAATAGTAAAAGTTGGGTATATTGGCGGATACAAAGTTACTGGATTTAATTTAATAGTAAGTGGTTCATCAACACATTTGGGTGAAAATGGAAAAATGGTTGTTGCAACTTTTTTACCAGCGGTTAATAACAGTAATGGCTCAGGAGATATAAGTGGTTCTGTAGCATTTCCCGATGTCCCTGGGAAACCGGCATCTGCATCAATTTTTACATTAAATATTGATGGAACAAATGCAAGTGCTAGTGTTTCTAATATATCATTAATAGAGAAGGGTTCTGCTGTTGGATTAGAAAATGCTGCTTCAAATTACATTTTAAAAGTAATACCTACGGATCCTAATGCACAGTCAATTGGTTCTACTGAGGCTCCAGCTTATATGTATAAATTTTTTAGAAGTAGTGTAAGTGCATCTTTTGCTGCTGGAATATTAAATGCTACATCATCAGTATTTACTGAACGTAGTTCTAATAATTACGATTTTAGTACTGGAGCTGAAACTGTAAGTACAACTGATGGAAATTATATTAGTAGTATTACTGGGAATAGTAGTGTATCATCTGGTAGAACACCGTATATTCATTCACAAAAAACTGGTGGTAGTACAACTAATTTATTTAGAATTTATACGAGAGCAGATGGTACTCAAACTAATGGACATTATGTTGTTGTTAGAGATATTAAAAGACCGCAAGGTTCTAATTCAAGTCCAGATTATGCTGATTTCGGTATGGCTCTATATGATACAAGTGGTAATTTATTGGAAAATTGGAGTAATTTGAATATGGATCCAGATTCACCAAATTATTTAGTTAAAGTGATTGGAGATATGTTTCAAACTGTTAATAATGACGGTGAAATTACTTCATATGGTGATTACCCGAATCTTTCAAGATATATTCGCGTAGGAGATTATAAAGAAAAGACTTTTAGAGCTAATAAGGAGCTACAACCGATGGGTTTTGCTGCAGTATATGATGTAGTTGTTTCATCAAATGTTGTTCCAACAGCGTCTTTTGCTTATACGCAAACATACGATGGAGGAACTGGTGAATCTTCAGTTTATAAAGAGGAATTGCCATACGGATTTAAAATAAATCCTAAATATAATTCAGATGAATTGGCTACCAATTTAGCATATTTGGCGCCCGTTCCTTATAATGAAACGGTTGGAAGTAATGTTAGTATGAGTCTTGAAGATATGTATGGTTGGGGGACAACTGCGTCTTCGGAGTATAGTAGATATACGAATTTTGCTATTGCAACTTCGACATTAACGATATCTCAGTCTGTAGCACAGCTTAAATTTGCTGTTCCTTTTCAACATGGATTCGATGGTAATAATCCAGCGGCTGTAAAATATACAGGCACTTCAATTTCGTCTACTAATACGATGGGATTTGATTGTTCAACAACTACAGCAAGTGGTTCTGTGGCTTATAAACGGGCTATTAACGCTGTAGCTAATCCAGATGATTATGATATTAATATGTTGGTAACTCCTGGTGTGATACATAAACATCATCCAGTAGTAACTAATCATGCTATTGATAAAGTAGAAGCTAGAGCTGATGCATTTTATGTAATGGATGGTGCTGATATTGATGACAATGTTGCAACAGCAGTTAATAATGTTGTCAATTTGGATACTAATTATGTAGCTACATATTATCCATGGGTTAAAATGGATGATCCTGCAGGAACGGGGCAAGTTTGGGTCCCGCCTTCAGTTGTGATTCCAGGAGTAATTGCTTTTACAGATAGAGTGGCACATGAATGGTTTGCGCCTGCTGGTTTAACTCGTGGTGGTTTAACTAATGTTAGGTTGACTAAGAAAAAGTTAACTCATACAGATAGAGATACATTGTATGAGGGTAGAGTTAATCCGATTGCTTCATTTCCTGGTCAAGGAGTTGTAGTATTTGGACAAAAAACACTACAATCTAAACCATCGGCTTTGGATAGAATTAATGTTCGTAGACTATTAATCAAATTGAAGAAATTTATTGCTTCTTCAAGTAGATTCTTAGTATTTGAACAAAATGATTCATCTACAAGAGCTAGATTCTTGAATATAGTCAATCCGTTCTTAGAATCAGTACAAGCCAATAGTGGTTTGTCAGCATTTAAAGTTGTAATGGATGATTCGAACAATACACCTGATGTTATTGATAGAAATCAGTTGGTTGGTCAAATCTTTATTCAACCTACTAGAACGGCTGAGTTCATAGTTCTGGACTTCACAGTACTCCCAACGGGTGCTGCATTTCCAGAGTAATTTATAAAGTTATTTATAATGAAAAACCCCAGTTTTTGCTGGGGTTTTTTGTTTTTAAGAAAAACTGTGAAAAAACTATAAAATATTTGAGTTGAAAGTTTTAACGATTTTTTTGATTTCTGAATATTTATATATGAAGAATGAAATACTAATAGGAGAACTGTAATGCCAGATTTAATTGATCCTTCAGAAATAATGTTCACACCGTTTGAACCGAAAACGAAAAATCGTTTCATCATGTACATTGAAGGAGTTCCTGCTTATCTTATTAAAACAGCCGGTAGGCCTCAAATTACTTTTGAAGAAATTGAATTAGATCACATTAATGTGAAAAGATTTGTTAAGGGTAAAGGTACTTGGGATACATTGGATGTTACTCTTTATGATCCAATTGTACCTTCTGGCGCACAAGCAGTTATGGAATGGGTTAGATTACATAAAGAATCTGTAACCGGTCGTGATGGGTATTCAGACTTCTATAAAAAAGATGTTACATTTAATGTGTTAGGTCCAGTAGGAGACAAAGTTGAGGAATGGACTTTGAAAGGCGCTATGATTCAAACTGCTAATTTTGGTGATATGGATTGGGCTACAAGTGAACCTGCTGATATCACATTAACGTTGCGTTACGATTACGCTATCTTACAATTCTAAGGAGCTCATGTGAATTTTTTAAAAGAAATGTTATCGGATGATGCTAAGATATCGTCTAAAAGAACAGTTGGTTTCGCAGCATTCTTTATGTTGATTTGTAGTTGGGGTGCTGACACCTTTACTTCATTTGAGGTTAAAGAAAAAATATTAGAATGTTTTATGTATATTTCAGTAGTTGGGTTAGGAGTTACAGCTGCAGAAAAATTTGGTAAAAAATAGTTATAGTTCTAAAATAAATTAATAGGAGTTAATTATGGCAGAAGTAAATTTCCCCACAGAAGTGGTGGATCTGCCGTCACAAGGATTACTATATCCAAAAGATAGTCCACTATCTTCAGGTAAAATAGAAGTCAAATATATGACGGCAAGAGAAGAAGATATACTTACATCAGCTAACCTAATTAAAAGAGGTGTAGTTGTAGAAAAGTTATTAGAATCTTTAATAGTAGATAAATCAATCAAAGTTACTGACTTATTAATAGGTGATAAGAATGCTATACTGATTGCTGCTCGTATACTTGCATATGGTAAAGAATATAGTGTAGAAGTAGATGGGCAAACTGTTGAAGTTGATTTAACTAAGTTAAAAGATAAGAAGTTAGATGAGAAAATAGTTTCAAATGGTGTAAATGAATTTGAGTTTGAATTACCAGCTACCAAACGCAAATTAACTTTTAAATTACTCACATCAGCTGATGAAAAGAGTATAGATGTTGAAGTTACTGGTTATGAAAAGGTAGGCGATGGTATTGGATATGGTTTAACCACTCGGTTAAAACATATGATAGTTTCTGTAGATGGTGATACAAAAAGAGCTAGTATAAACAGTTTTGTGGATAATGAATTTCTTTCAATAGATTCACTAGAATTTAGACAGTATGCTAATAAAATAATGCCCGACGTGGATATGACATCTACATATACAGACGTAGATGGAGAAGAAAAGGAGTTTACGGTCCCAATGACCGTACAGTTTCTTTGGCCTTCCGTTAACATATAAAACAGAAATACATGAACAGATATTTCAAATAAGTTTCAATTCTCAGGGAATGTTTTCTTTCTCTGAAGTCTATAATATGCCTATTTATCTTAGGAAATTTTACTTTAAAAGGTTACAAAAACATTATAAGGAACAAAATGAAGAGATGAAGAAGGCTAATCAAAAAAATAAAGTCACTGCTCCGATATTCAAAAAATAGTATCTATGATATTTATTATTGAATCAATCTAATAAAAATCAATGGAGAATATAATGGGATTAATAGATAAATTAATCGATAAGATATTTGATAGCATTAAAAAAAATAAAACTGATGTTATGATAAAGAAATTAACAAAAAATAACCCAGCTCTTGCAAAAGCAGCTGAAAATCATAAACAATCATATGATGATTTTAAAGATGAATTAGAAAAAGCAATAAGAGATAGGGCGTCTAAGTAAAATGTCAAGTTTAGCTGAACAAAAAAAATATAATGATGCTTTAAAAGAAGCAAAGGAAATTCAAGATAAGATTGATGCTGGAGTTAATGTACGTCTTAAAACTCTAGAAAAGTTAGCCGCTGCTGAAAAAATTATACTAGCCTATGATGAAAAAATTACCAAGGAGAATGAAAAACAGAGAGCCGCTGCTGCAAAAGAACAAAAAATAAAAGATAAAATGGTCAGTCTTGACCAAAAGTTATTAAAGTTAGCAAAAAGTAGTACTGGAGAGATATTACAAAGTTTTGGAATGATGAAAGGTTTAACAAAATCTACAACTGAAGCTGGAAAGGCAAGTGGCAAGTTAAAGGAAGGTTATAACTTAGTTAGTCAAGCTCAAATGCAAGCAATAGAAGAATTAAAAATAGGCACATTTGATGCTGATAATTATGTTGAAAATGTTAAAGATCAATTACTTGCGATGGGTGATGAGGGTGCTGAAGCGTTTGCTAAAATGGAAGATGAGTTAGAAGATTTTGTAAAACAAGTTAAAGCGAGTCCAGATTTAGGAGAGAAGTTAAAAATAGAGGCAGATGCTCAACAAAAAATAAATGATTTTAAAGATAAAGTTGCAGAAACTTCAGCCCTTTTAAGAAGTCCTAAAGCTATGGGAGTAGCTGCTGTTGGACTTCTTGTAAAATTAATGGTTGATTTTGCACAAAAGGCATTGGAGGTAAGACAATCATTAGGAACATCGGCTGTAGAATCAGCTAGATTAGCTGGTAATATGACAGCGGCTGGTTTGGCTGCAAAAGCTGTAGGTGGTAGTTCACAAGAAGCTGAAGCTGCTGTTACTGCTATGGTTGAAGAATTTGGTTCATTATCAGTAGTATCTGCTGGAGTGTCTGCTAAGTTAGGTTTGATGACAGGACAGTTTGGTATAAGTGGTGCTAATGCTGCTAAGTTACTTAAATCTATGGAAGCTATTAATGGTGCTTCAATAGAAACAAATTTAAATCTTATATCTTCAGTTGGTGAATTAGCTAGAGCTGAAGGTGTTGCTCCAGCACAAGTATTAAATGATATTGCAGAAAGTACAGAGACATTTGCTCAGTTTGCCAAAGATGGTGGACAGAATATTGCTAAGGCCGCAATTGAAGCTAGGAAATTAGGATTAAACTTATCTACAGTTGCTGGTATAGCTGAATCACTATTAGACTTTGAATCTTCTATAGAGAAAGAAATGGAAGCCTCAATGTTATTGGGTAGACAAATGAATTTAGATAAAGCTAGAGAATTAGCACTCTCGGGTAAATTAGCTGAG